ATAGAATGGAAGCTGAAGGTGGAAACGCTAACGCTTTAAGAATCGCTAAACAAGAAGCAGTTAAAAAAGAAATACAAGACCAACTTTCAGCAATTGAAGAAATTAGAAAGAGTTGGGTAACTTACTATGAAGAGCAGTTTGCATTAAGCGGTAAAAGCAAAGAGCAGTTCTTAGCTACTTTAAAAGGTCAAGGTATTGATGTAGTCAACCTACAAGAACAGTTCAATGACAAGGTAAAAGAGTTAAACCAAGAATTATTTCAAGCGGACACTGAACTAATAAAACTAAAGAGAGCAGGTAAAAAAGAAGCAATTGAAGAAGAGGTAAAAGATGAAGAAGATAAAAATGCCAAGCTTTTAGAACAGCAAAGAAAGCAAGAGCAAGAATTACTTAAACTTAAAAATCAATTCTTAGCAGAAAAAGAAAAGGTTGAAAATGACTTTTTAGATTCTTTACTAACAGCACAAGAGAGAGAAGAAAATGCAGTTAGAGAAAAGTACTTTAATTTAATTGCAATAGCAGAAGAATATGGTGAAGATTCATCTATATTATTACAAGCACAGGAAGCACAACTTGCAGAAATTCGTGCAAGGTTTGCAGAAGAAGAAAGGCTCGCTAAAATAGAGAATCAAAAGAAGATAGCAGATGAAACTATTAATACAGCTGAATCTACTATTAAGGCAATTGAAGCAATTAACTCACTATCAAATCAAAAGGAATTAAACAGAATAAAGAAGAAACAAGAAGCAGGAGAGAAGCTAACTAAGGCAGAAGAAAAGCGATTAATAAAAGAAGAGAAAACAAAACGTGCGTTTGCGGTTGCTCAGATAGCAATTGATACAGCAAGGGCGATTTCTTCAGCAGTTGCAAGTGGTGCAGCAATTCCCTTTCCTGGTAACATTCCAGCAATTGTTGCAGGTGTTGCAGCAGTATTAACAAACGTGGCAAGTGCTTCAAAGATACTAGGTGAATCATTACCAACTTTCGGTGGTGGTGGCGGTGCTGATGCATCAGGTGGAGTACAGGAAACACAACAAGCACCACAATTAAACCCAATCACAGAAGGCTCAACTTTATTAAATCAACCTACTAAAGTAGTAGTACTAGAACAAGATATAACAAGTGCACAAAGTTCAGTTAATGTAATTGAACAAGAAGCAACATTTTAAATAATATGGAAACAAAATTATACACCCTAGAAATAGGAGAGGACGACCAACTAGATTTTCAGATTGCAAAAGTTGACCGACCAGCCATTGAAAGTAACTGGATGGTGTTTAATGATCAAGCAAGATTCAGATTTGCAGATACAGAGAAAAGAATAGTTCAAGGTTATTTTATGATTGCAGACTTACCTATTTATAGGAGAGATGCTAACGGAGAATACTATGTTAAATTCACAAAGCAGTCAATTCAAAACATTGCCGAGAACTTTATGCGAAACGGTTTGACAAAGAATGTCAACGAGATGCACCAAACAGGCGTATTATCAAAAGATGTTTTTGTTTTAGAAAGTTGGCTAATAGATTCTAAAAGAGGTACAACAGCACCAAAAGGTTTTGAAAGCTTAGAGGGTTCTTGGTTTGGTTCAATGAAGATTAACAATGATGAGATTTGGGAGAAAATTAAAGGCGGTGACTTTTCAGGCTTTTCTGTTGAGGGTGACTTCATGCCAACTAAAGAACTAAAAACTGATGACAGAATTTTAGAAGCTGTTAAAAAAATAATAAAAAAAGAAGTAGAAGTTACAGATAGTTAAAAGTAACCTACTATTAAGTAAATCAATTTTAAATTAAAATGAACATTAAAGATAGAATTAATGCAATTTTTAATTCAGAAAATGTTGAATTAGAAGTAGTTGAGAAAACGGAAAAGGTTGAACGAAAGTTTGAATCTATCCCGTTGCTTGATGGAAACGTTATCGAGGTTGAACCAGCTTTAGAAGTAGGTGCAGCGGTGGCGGTAATTGTTGGTGAAGAAGTTTTGCCAGCGCCAGACGGTGAGCATATCTTAGCTGACAACACAGTAATAGTAACAGAGGGTGGATTAATTTCTGCTATCACTCCTGCTGAAGAAGCGGTTGAAGAAGAAGTTGAAGAATTAGATTCTGAAGCTACTAAAACACCAGCGCAAGAGAGAGAAGCTAAGAAAGTAATTGAATCAATTGTGACTGAAAAACAATTTTCTGAATTAAAAGAAAAATTTGAAGCGTTAGAAAAAAGTAACGACTTCTTAAAAAAGGAACTTGAAGCAGTTCAAGCAGGTTACACAGATAAGTTTGAAAAATTTGCAGACTTATTAAATGGCTTATTTGGAGAGAGCAAACAAGAACCAATTGTTAAACAAAAAAACCCACTAAAAAAGGAAACTAAAAATATATTCCTTTCGGTTAAAAAAAATAAATAATTATGGCATTCGATTTAAACGCCTTAACGGCTTATATTGAAGATCAAGACTTTCCGTTAATTGCTTCAATGCAAGCTACGGGAGGATTGGCAGAAGTAGTAAATATCCAAACGGGTATTAAAGATTCTTCACACTTACAGTTTTTAGATACAGATGTTATCTTTCAAGCTGATTCATGTTCAAGAGCAGCAAGCGGAACAACTACATTTGATCAAAGAACTATCACGGTTGGAGCAGTAGCGGTTCACAAAGATTTGTGTATTAAAGACCTTAACGGTTATTGGACACAAACAATGGTTAAACAAGGTTGTGCAGGTGAAGAAGAGTTACCAGCACCAATTGAAGGTGTTTTGTTAGATAAGTTAATGAACAAAACACAGAATCAATTAACTATTGCAGATTTTCAAGGTGATACACTTTCGGGTACTAACAACCTTTCTTACTATGACGGTCTTTTAAAGATTGTTGATGCAGAGGTTACAGTCGTAGATGGTAACACTGGAGGGGTAACAGTTGCTACTGGTATTACTACTGCAAACGTTCTTGACATTTTAGATGGTATGTGGGAATCTATTCCTGATAACATCATGGACAAAGATAATTTATCTTTATGGGTTCCAATTTCAGTTTATAAAAAATATGTGATTGCACTTAAAAATGCAAACTTATTCCATATTTCAGTTGAAGATGGTTCTGAAAAATTATACGGTACAAATGTAGCAATTAGACCAACTGTTGGTTTACCTGGTGCAGCAGGCTCAGAGAGAATGATCTTAACACATGACGATAATATTACTATCGGTATGGATGGAGATGCTGAAGAGGATTCAGTCAAAGTAAGACTTGACCCAGTTTCTGAGAAAACAGTATTCTTGGATATGTGTTTCAAAAGAGGTGTGCAAATTGCATTCCCTGAAGAAATCGTTGAATTTACTTTAGTACCATAATAGGTATAAATATTAATAAGGGGGTTTGAAATATAGCCCCCGTTTTAAAACTTAAAAATTATGGCGTGTGCTTTAACACAGGGTTTTACTTTAGATTGTACAGATGATTTTGCAGGTATTAAAAACTTCTATGTTTCAGAGTTTGATAATATTGATGCAACTGCAACTGTTAAAGCTGCTGGTGTTGTTACTACTTTAACGCAAGTTGGAGCAACTAACTTCTACAAATATGAAGTAAGACAAGGGAACGGAAGTTTTGTTTCTACCCCTACAAAATCAACTGAAAACGGTACTCTATTTTTTGAGACTGTTGGACAGTTAATGATTAACAAACTAACAGCTGCCAAGTCACAAGAGTTTAAGCTTTTGATGGCTAATAGAGGTGTAGTTATTATGGAAGATTACAACGGTGTTTATTGGATTGTTGGTTTAGAGAATGGTGCAGAGTTTGGTATCGGTGGTACTAATGATATCGCTTCAGGACAAGCAGCAGGAGATAAATACGGTTATTCAATTGCATTTACAGATAGATCAAAAGATACAGTTTTAGAATTAGATTCAACTGTTTTTGCTGGTTTAACTATTGCATAATATTAGGGGGTGAAATTCCCCCTTTTAATTTCTTACTATGAAGATTAAAAAAGGTTGCATTGGTTTACAAATGGGTTCAAAGATTGGTTTTGTAACTATCGAAGATAACCCTGATAAATTTAAGCTTTACAAAGTGTTAGGTTTAGATGTTTTTGAAAAAATAAAAGAAGATGATTCTAATAAGAAAAGCGACAGTAAACGAAAACATAGCGTTAACCCTAACAGAGAAAACGACAATAAGTAACGCTTATTATTTATTTGTTTTTGAATCAGATCAAACAAAAGAATCTTATTATGTAATTGGTTCTGAAACTTTAAACAGTCAAAGGATTAATTTATTTACCATTACTGAGGGTGCATCAGACCCCGTTAATGGTAGTTTAATTTTAGGGAATACAGGTTTTTATCATTATACTATTTACGCACAAACAAGTTCAACAAACTTAGATCCTACGCTTTCAGATGAAACAGTTGAGATTGGTAAAATGAAGTTGTTAGATGATGAAACACCTAGATTTATATCGCATGAAATAACCACAGAATTTAGAGTACATGAACCACAATAATATTTTCTTAGTAGGTAAGCAAAATGGAGAAACTCAATTCAAAGAGTTGAATTTTGACGCACACCAACAGCCAGTATTTGAAGCAGATAAAAGAAATAACTGGATTGAATACGGTACTTCTAAAAGTATAGGCAAAGAATATAA